GCGACCAGCGGTTCGCAGAAAATGAATGAGACAATGCAGACCGTATCTTCGTCCGCCGAGGAACTTGCAACCAATGGGACAAGGGCGCAGCAGGCATTGGAAGAGCAGGCACAGGCGGCCGATATTGCTGCGCAGGCGGCCGAGGAACAGGCGAAATCCACAGATAAGGCGGCACAGGCGGCCGAGGAGCAGGAGAAGACGGTCAAAAAGGCTGAGGAAAGCCTTGACGATTACGGCAGTGAGGCGGAAGAAGCTGGAAGGCAGAGCGAGGAGTTCGGTAAGGATGTAGACGGGGCTTCAAACGCAGTGATGGATCTAGGCGATGCACTTGCGGCGGCTGGCATAGTGGCGGCTTTAAAGGGCATAGTCGATGCATACAATGAGTTTGACGATGCGGCGGATGCTTTTGAGACATCAATGGCAAAGGTCGGGACGATTGCGGACACTTCGGTGGAAAGCCTGGGAGACATACAGAATGAGATTGAAGAACTGTCAAAAAGGACGGGTGTGGCGGTGTCAGACCTTGCGGAGGCGACATACAGCGCCATATCGGCATCAGTCGATACGGCGGATGCGGTGTCATTCGTGGAACAGGCAAACGCACTTGCGGTTGGAGGCTTCACACAGACAACAACAGCGGTAGACATACTGACAACGGCGCTCAACGCATACCATCTGGAAGCGGAGCAGACATCCAATGTGGCTGATATGCTGATACAGACACAGAACCTAGGCAAGACCACCGTTGACGAACTGGCAAGCAGCATGGGCAAGGTAATACCGACAGCCAATTCGCTTGGCGTGGAACTTGACGCCCTGTGCGGTGCGTATGCGGTTATGACAAGCAACGGTATTGCAACAGCCGAGACAACAACATATTTAAATAGTATGCTTAACGAGCTTGGAAAGTCGGGTTCGACGGCAGCCGATGCGCTTGCGGCTGGAACAGAGGGCATCAAGGAGGGCGGACTGACGATGGCGGAAGCCATGGAGATGGGTTGGGGTCTCACTGATGTGCTGGAGGTGCTTGACGAGCAGGCGCAGGAGAGCGGCACGAGCATATCGAATATGTTCAGTTCAGCAGAAGCTGGCAAGGCGGCAAACGTTCTATGGGGCAACGCTACCAAGCTGGACAGTGCAATTGAACAGATGGGGGACAGCGCTGGTGCGGCAAACGAAGCGTTTGAGAAAATGGGCAGCACTGGCGAATATGTGGAGCAGAAGTGGGAGAACTCACTGAACAACCTCAAAATCGCTATAGGCAATGCAGAGCCAAGCCTTGACGGACTTATGACAAAAGGGACAGAGATAGTCAACTCCCTTTCGGCGTTTATAGAGGAGAACCCCGAAGCTGTGGCTGCTGTGTCAGGTATAACGGTGGCAGTCGGGGCGTTTACGGCTGCGATGGTGGCACACTCGGCGGCAACGCTTGTTGCGGAGAAGGCAACCCTTGCACTTACTGCGGCATTGGATACAAACCCAGTATTCCTTGCAGTGACGGCTGTGGCTGCGCTTACAGCTGGTGTGGCGGTGCTTGCATCCACGCTTGACGATGCGAATGATGGCGGTGAGCTTCTTGCAGGCTCATCACTGAAGCTGTCAAACGAGATAGAGAGGCAGACGGAGATTGTTGAGTCTCTTACAGAAGAATATGGAAGGTTCGATGAGAGGACGCTGGAGGCACAGGCAAGGCTTGACGAGCTTCAGGCGGAATATGAAGGCACACAAACTACGATAAGCGGTTTTGAGGAGCAGGTTCAGAAGACCGCCGATGCGATTGAGGAAAGCAGGAATGCATACGAATCGTCTTCATCTGGAATAGAGGACCAAGCGTACAAGGCGCAGGTGCTTGTCGAAGAACTTGAAAGGCTCCAGTCACAGTCCGAACTCACCACGTTCCAGCAGGAATATGAGAAGCAGGTTGTATCTGAACTAAATAACCTATACCCAGAGCTAGGACTTGCTTATGATTCTGCCACAGGAAAAATAACCAAGTCCACAGGATACCTCAAACAGTACTGCGAACAGAAGAAGGCACAGGCACAGCTTGAGCTTGATGCACAGCAGTACATGGAGTATGAGGAGGAGATGGCTGACCTGATTGACCAGAAGACCGAGGCACAGCAGAACTTCAACGATGCACAGGAGGAGTACAACAGGCTGGTTGACGAGGCAGAAGCATATGCATCTAACCATAACAACGCAAACTTGTCGGAATATCAGGAAGGTATAAGCCAGGCTGAGACGGCGATGGAGAGCGCAAGGTCAACGGCAGAAGCCCTTGACGGCGAGATTGAATCCCTGCAGGCGGATATGGACGCACTAGATGGCGGTGCACAGTCGGCGGCATCGGGCATAGACGGCGTGGCGGATTCATCCAGCGGGCTGATTACAAGCACCGACGAACTGAAGACGGCGATGGAGGGCGTGTTCGCAGGCGTGGAGGAACAGGCACAGGTGCTTGCAGCAGCATACCAAGAGGCGTATTCAGCGGCTGCTGATGCGGTGGACAGCTCCTTTGATCTGTTTGAGAAGATAGAGCTGGACACATCACAGTCGGCGACCGACATGGTTGCGGCATTGAAGTCGCAGAAGGAGTACCTAGAGGAGTATGCCGAGAACATCAACAAGGCGAAGGAGTACGGCCTTGACGAGAGCCTTGTCGAGAATCTGGCGGACGGCTCGCAGGAGAGTGCAGCAGAACTCGACGCTATAATATCAAAGATAGAGGAGCTGGGCACAACAACTGACTCGGCAAAAGGGTTTGTGGATGAAATGAATGAATCCTTCGAAGGGGTTCAGACAGCGAAGGGCACATTGGAAGAGGCAATGGTCGGTGTAAACACAACATTGACCGAACAGCTTGACAGCCTCACGTCTGCGGTTGAGACGGCGGTCGGTGACCTCAACCTGTCGGAGGATGCGGCGGGAGCGGCAACAGAAACAATGAACGCCTACATAGCGGCAATCGAGGAGCTAAAGGGTAGTGCGGTTTCGGCAGCGGAGGGCGTTGCCTCGGCTGTTGCGAGTGTTCTTTCAACGACCGAGGTTACAAATTACAACGCCGGTTATAAGAGCGGGGCCAGTGCCGGCGATGGAATCGTTGCGGGCGTGAATTCGTCATACGCAAAGATAGTCAGCAGGTTTACAACAGTGGGCAAGGACTCAAATACGGCGTTGAACAAAGTGTGGAAAATTAACAGCCCCTCAAAACAATTCCAAGAGTCGTCAGAGTATGCAATGGAGGGAATCCTCGTGGGCGTAGATGAATACGAGGATGACGTTACGGGTGCATTTGGCGAGGTCGCAGAGCGGTCGGTTGACAGTTATAAGGACAAGATAGAGGCACTTGCAGAGGTTACAGACGAATACTTAGGACTTGTCAGCGACAGGTACGGTGAGTATTCGGAAGAGGTATCAGAGGCGGTTTCATTTGTAATAGACAGGCTTGACAGTCTCTCTGATGCATACGGTTCCAATTATGACTCAGCATACAAAAGCATCACAAGCACGCTTGGACTTTTCAATGATGTGGAGATAGACACGTCAAAGAGCATCGATGAAATGATAGACAGCCTCGGAAAGCAGTCAGACTACATGGCCGAGTATGGCGCATATATGAAGCAGGCTATGGAGATGGGGGTTGACGAGGGTATACTCCAACAGCTCTCGGACGGTTCTGAACAGAGTGCAGGCATACTCAAAGAGATTGTTACAAACGGTTCCGACAGGATAGACGAGCTGAATGCGGCCTTTGCCAAAGTCGAGGAAGGCAAGGAGACATTTTCAGCGGCGATGGCTGAGATGGAGACGTATTACAGTGGCGAGCTTGATGCCATAGTTGCTGACCTTGAGGGTGCTGTCGGTGATATGGATCAATATGATGAAGCCTATCAAGGGGCGGAGTCGACGTGTCAGGGAATTCTCGACGGAATCAACTCGAAATGGCAGGAGATAATAGACAAATACTCGGAGTTGGCAGCAGCAGCCTCATCAGCATTCTCTGGGATTGGAATCTCAACATCAGTCACAGGACATGCATCAGGCACGACCTACGGCGAGGACGTATACATCGCAGGGGAGAATGGTCCAGAACTTATCGTCGGCAGGCGTGGTTCGGAGGTATTCCCAGCGTCAGAGACGGCGAGGATACTCTCTGCGGTTATGTCGGACAGGGGCGGAGAACAGGGAATCGCACTCGCACCGCAAGATGTAACCAATACTATAATTCAGGAGAGCAAATCATCAAGCACAGAGAACAGGAATATGACGCTTACAATCAAGGGCAAAGGGGCACTCGACATAGGACAGAGTGTTTCAAAGAAAGACCTTACAAATTACATCAGGGACGAATTAGAAGGGGCAATCATGAACATAATGATGAGGGAAATTTACGAGGAAGGAGATGCTGCGTATGAGTTCTAGCCATAACCAGATATGGATGTCAATAGATAATGACGATGGTTCAATGAAAGAGGGGTTTCAGATACCTTACAACCCAGAGAGTTTCACAGTAACCGAGGGTACAAATGAGACAACAGTCAACATAGCTGGCGTGGGTTCAACTACGGTGAAGAACGGTAAATCACCGATGACACTGTCATTCTCCAGCTACTTCTCACCGAGCATTGAACCTGGGCTGGAGCTAGCCAGTGAGGGTGACATGAAGACACCCAATGAGTATGACGCAATCATAAGGAGGTGGAAGAATGGGACAACACCCGTCCACCTTGTAATTACAAACACAAACATTAACGCCTACTTTTCAATTTCGACATACACAACGAGCGAGGAGGGCGGAGACGTGGGCATCATACAATACACTATCTCACTCAAACAGTATGGGACGGCAAGCGGTTCGGACGGTGTGAGTGGTTCAAGCAGCGGTACTTTGGTAAGGCGTATAGATACGGATGTCTACAACCTTCCAACGGTTCCTGACACATATATTGTCCAAGCAAATGACACCCTGCAGAGCATAGCTAAGAAATACTATGGTGATATCTCAATGGCCTATGAGATATACAAGCTGAATACCGCAAAGCTCACAAAAGGCGTAAACACAAAGCTTGTCAAAAAATGGGTGCTTTACATGCCGCACCCGTCATCTTAGAAGGAGGGCGTTATGTCATTAAAATTCATACTGGTGAAGGACAAGTCGGGGTATGACATATCCGACATAGTGCAGAAGGTGGTGTGGTCGGGCAGGAAGAACAGCCCTGCAAGGTCACTCCAGATTGTGCTTCTCGACGATGCATCCCTTGGAAGCTCCAACAGGGCGGACGTGGACGTGTACTCGGGCAACCATTTAATATTCTCCGAGGACGGTGCCGAGCTGTTCCGTGGCATCATCATGAAACAGGTCAGCACACAGGAACAGACGCTCACAATAACGGCGTATGACAACGCCATATATCTGTCGAACAACAAGGACAGTTTCACATACACAAAAAAGACGCTGACAGAGGTGTTCGTTGATGTATGCAGCCGTTACGGCATAAGCAGGGGCGAGACGGCTGCGGTGCTGTACAAGATACCCACCCTGACAGGCAGGTCGACAACCATATATGACCTCCTGTGCAATGCCATGTCGCAGACCTACAAGGCTACGGGCGAGAGGTACTACATTGTGTCAAAGAAGGGGCAGCTCCATCTGCTCAGGCGCAGGGAGAATGCGACGAAGTACGTCATGGAGACTGGAAACGACGGCAGCGCCTACGGCAACATAACCCAGTACAGTTACAGCAGGGATATATCGAACACCAAGACGAGGATAAAGCTGCTTTCAAGCAACGGAGGTGTGGCGGCGACGTGGTCTGACATGGAGCTTGAGGGGAAGATAGGCATGATGCAGGACGTGCAGACACCCGAGGAGACAAAAAACCTTAAGACGCTTGCCGTTACAATGCTCAATGAACTTAAAAAACCTGCTGAAAGCCTGAACATTACGGCACTGGGGGTGTCATCGGTATATTCAGGAACGGCGGTCTATGCAAGCATCCCCGACATAGGCATAGGGAGGGCGTTCTATGTGGATGCCGACACCCACACATGGGACGGCGACTACCACACGATGAAGCTCACACTCAACTTTGCGACAGACCTCGAAAGCATCAACGAGGAGGGCGAAGTGGAGACGGCGACGGAATCTTCGGCGACAGCTGCGGCAAAGCAGGCAGTGAAGGATGCAGCGGCGGCGTTGAAGTCAAAGAAGGCTGCGGAGGCAAAGGTTGTAAAGGCGGGTGCGGCTGCGGAGAAGTACGCAACGGCTGCGGAGAAGGCGCTTGCAAACGCAAAGAAACAGAAGACAAAGGCAAAGGCGGCATCTTATGCAAAGACGGCAATCACACAGGCTTCAAAGGCACTTGCGGAGTACGAGAAGGCAAAGACGGCCCTTGCGGAGGCGAAGTCCCTTGTGAACATGGCGCAGGCGGTCATCACTACAAACGCCGACTATGCGGCAAGGCAGGCAGAGCTGGCGGCGCAGAGGGCGCAGGCTGCATCGGACGAGGCACAAGATTATTTATGATGGAGACGGGAACGGAGGTGACTGGACATGGCGGAAAGCATGACAGGATTAATAAAACATATAGCAAAGACATCGTCGGGGGGGATAACTGCCTGCAGCGTTGTCAAAACATCACCATTACAGCTGCAGTTCACAGGGGATTCAAGCACAGTGGTGACGAAGGAGTTCCTTGTGGTCCCCGCCCATGTGTCGCTTAAAAAGGGCGATACCGCATACGTGACTGAGTATGGGGACAACTCCTATTTCGTATTGGGGAAGGGGTGATTTGAATGGCTCTTGAAGCTGACATGGGGCTGACATACGAGGATATACAGAGGTTTGAGGACACGTCCATACCTGAAAGCTGCACATATGCGATAGACTGGGAAAACGGAAGGCTGTCGGGAACCGTGGACGGAATAGAGGCAGTACGGCAGTACATATATAAGACGCTCAAGACGGAGTGCAACCAGTATCTGATATATGACACAAGCATTGGGAGTGGCATAAAGTCGCTTGTCGGTCAGGGTGCAACGCGCGAGTACCTTGAAGCCGACATACCGCGCCTTGTAAAGAAGGCACTGTCCGATAGGCGCATACTGGACGTTCACGATTTTTCCTTCACTTACCCCGATGATGAGAGAAACGCTGTATGCATATCATTTACAGCTGATACAGTGTATGGTTCCACGCAAGAGGAGGTGGAAATATAATGTTTGAAGAATTTACAGAGGAGTATTTCCTTACACAGGCAAAAGCATTAGGCAATGAGCTGGGTGTCGACACAAGGAATGGTTCAGTCTACATGGACATGGCGGCAGGACACTGCCTCAGGGCTGCTTTTTTCTTTGCAAACCTAAAGGAGCTGTTCAACATGTTTGCACTTGACACGTGCTATGCGGACGTGCTGGATGACAAGGCGGCCGAATACGGCATGGAACGCCACGAGGCAACACCGGCCGTATTTTACGGGGTGTTCGAGGGGGCGCAGCCGTCAGCAGGCGACAGGTTTTTTGTTGAGAATACAAATTATTATTTCACTGTCATAGAGGATGACAACGGTGCAAACCTTTTAGAGGCCGAGACAGATGGAACTGAGTGCAATACTCTCTCAGCAGGGGCATTGTTACTCCCAGTCTATGATATAGAAGGACTTGAAAGCGCAACATTGGGTGAAGTGCACACCCTTGGAAGCGATGAGGAGACCGACGATGCATTAAGATCTAGGCTAAAGGAGAAACTGGCGACACCAGCTGAGAACGGCAACAGGCAGGATTACAAGACTTGGTGCGAATCGATAACTGGCATCGGCAGGGCGAGGATAGAGCCGCTGTTTGCAGGCGAGAACACAGTCAGAGCGGTGCTGTACAATATGGACGGACTTCCGGCGGATGACGAGGCGGTCAACGAGGTTCAGGAATACATAGACCCTATAACGCAGAATTATGTGTTTACAGATGCAGACGGCAATGAGTACATATGCGGGGATGGATTCGGAGGGGGCGTGGCAAACATGGGCGCACACTTCCTAGCGGTTTCCGCAAAGGCCGAGGATATAACCGTATCGTTTTCAGTGACGCTAAAGGACGGTGCGACGCTGCCAGGGTGTAAATCAGCAGCAGAGAATGCAATAACGGAATACCTAAAGACACTCGTACTCGAATCAGATGAAGATGCGTGTATAACTATAAGGCTGTCAAGGATTGGCGCAATTATAGCGGGACTGTCAGAGGTACTCGACTACGAGGGGCTTATGATAAACGGCGGTGATGATAACATCGTGGTGGGCAGCACCGCAGTGCCGGTATTAAAGGAGGTGCTTGTAATTGCCGCGGATTGACACAGGGACATATTTTAACAATACCAGACCAGGTTATGACGAGCTTAAGGACTGGACACCGACATACTACCAAGGGATTAAAGAGGCCGATGCGAACCTGCGTTTTGCCGGGCAGACGATAGACCAGATGGCGGACTCGCTGGAGGCATGGTGCAGGAACATGTTTACCGACACTATGGACGAAGATATGCTTTCAAGGATGGAGGACTTCTACAAACTCGACAGCACAGGGCTGACACTTGAGGAGAGACGCAGGCTTTTAAATGCTACACGCATGGGGAGCGGCAGGATAAGCACATACAAGCTTTCGGACATGATAAAGGCGTATACGGGTACGGACAGCGAGGTAACATTCCTGCATAGAGTGGATATAAAACTGATCTCGGACGGATCACCCATAGACGTTTCAAAAGTCCAAGGAATAATAGAAAGACGCCTGCCCGCCCATCTTGCATACAGGGTGGGGGTGACGGCAGACACCCATATAAGGATAAAGACAGGCACAGGGCGGTACAAAATACATCACACTATGTCGGGAACAATACCAAAGACAAGCAGCGGTTACGTGCTTGTCGGAAACGGTGTTGAAATCACGCCGGAAGGCAAAGGGAATAAAATTGAATCCATGCCTGCATCAGATGATTTGGCGGCGGGTACAATCCCCAAAACATCATCAGCGGTATCGGTAGGAAATGAAGGTGTTATCCCAGAGGTTGAGACCGTAAGCTATGGAATACAGTACAAAATGTGCGGTGATACCTTTGACATATAAAAGGGATAAGGAAAGGAGGCGGACGATATATGGGGCTTTTGACAAAGGCGGCATTGCAGGGGTACAGGGAGTACACCAAGCGTACAATTGCATACGCCAAGTACAAGATAGGTTCCACCTATTACAAGGCGAACATAGAGGAAATCACTATGGATTCATCAGGGACAGTAACAGCTTCGTTTAAAATCGAAACAAAAGACACAGGTTCGGTGACAGTAACGGAGATACAGCTTTATGACCAGGACAATCAGCTGTGGCTGTCTAAAGCTGAAAACCTGAACATGGCATCCGTAGCGGAAGGTTTCTATTATGATTGCCGTTTCACAATTGAGGAAAAAGTTTAGAAGGAAGGTGATTAAGCATGAGAGATTTGGTTAATTGGAAAGATCGTGTTGTTGAATATCCTGGAAGGTTTCAGGAAGAGGATTTAGGTAATGGCCTGAAACAGCTCACACCATCGCCAGGAGAAGTCAGACATCAGGGTATTCCGCAGAACGCAACGAATTTCAACATAATGGACTATGCGGCATTGGAGGCAATGCTTATGGCGGCTGAAACTGTAAGAACGCTAAAATTCCACGAGGACACATTGGATGGAATAACAAGCACGATTATACCAGTCACGCTTGTTAATACCCAAAAATACCCATTTAACAATTCAAAAGCCACTGTAAAGCTGCCTACTGAAAGAAACACAAAGGACTATACAGTGGACATTGACGTTGTATCGGTTACAGGTGGTGCAGTGGGTGATTTTGAAATATCAGACAAGCTTTTGAACGGATTCAAGATTGCCTACACAGGCTCGGCGACACAGGTTGTAATTAACTGTTATATACGAGGAGGTATCTAAAAATGAACGTTATTATCAAGAATGAGGACAGGAAGGCGGATGCCGAACATATTATGAAGTCCTACGGAGTTGACAGGGGAGATCCCGCAATGAGGGAGGCTGCCGAGATTGCAGCGGCTAGGACTAACGAGGCTGTCAGAATGTCACAGAACAGAAGGAGGTATTTT